GGCGTTCGTCGCCGTCTCCTGCCTGGTCAGCGGCGGATTGATGCCTCCCGTGGGGACCATCTGTTTGGCATCGATGTAGACCTCCAAGCGGTCGTCACCGCCGCCAATCGTGAAAAATTCTGTTCCGGTGCAATAAAGAATAACAGATTTATCCGCATCAACAGTGATAGTAGCAGCGTTGTTGATTGTCTCTGCTTCATCACCATCGATCGTAATAGTTCCAGAGCCATCATTGGTAATTCCAATAGACCAACCAGCGGCCAAGGTCGCAGCGGCAGTTAAGGTGATAGTAAATGTACCGTCACAGTTGAACATTTCTCCGACGTCGCCAGCCACGGCGGTAAATGCAGCCGTCTGATCGGTGACGGGAAATGATACACCTGTCCTCACGACGCTGCTGCGACCATGGACGTGATCACGCACATTTACTTCGACCTGAGACATCTGTGAAGAAGTCAGAACTTGTTTCAGCGAGAAAGTCTGAAAACTGTATGCCAGCTTTACCTCCTATGCTGCTTTTAAAACAGCTCTACGTTTTAAGACCCAATACCGACGAACACCTAAACCAATTTTAGATTTGGTTTCAAGTGACCTAGGCCCATATTTTTGTCCTTTCTTTGCAACGCTCATCCGTGCTTTTTGCTCAGTGGACCGTTTTTGACCTGTATTTGCTTTTCTTATTTTTTCTTTTCTTTCTCGTGGCATAGGTCCCATCTTCTTTCCAATCTTTGAAGCACGAATTTTATCCTTCGTTTCTTGAGACAGTGGGTTACGTTTCTTTCCTTTCATTGCAAAACTTAACCTCTCCTTCGTCTCCTTAGAAACTATTCTCCCGAGACCAGAAGCGCTCATTTTTGCTCTAGTTTCTTTAGAAATTTCTTTACCTGTATTTGCAACTCTCAATTTATCTTTCGTTTCTTGAGACATAGGCCCACCACCTATCCCACCTTCAGATATATTCGTTAAATCTTTCTTATAGAACTTAATCCAAAAACGTTCTTTTTCCGGCCAAATTTGTTCTTTAACTGATTCAATTAATATAATTTCTGGTTGAATATCTTGTCTCAATAATTTTCGAATCCAATTGTTTTTATAGGTGTTTATTCCATCTTCCGCCTCATAAATGTGTCCTTGCAATCTAAAACCCAAATCGTGATTCGTTTTTCCAACATATCGAATCTTTTTTGGATCTCGGGGGTCAAACAATCCGTAAATATGAACAACCATATCTAATTCCCCAATTTCTTCATGGCCGGTTCAATTACATCCATCCACGCTCCAACCACAAGCCGCTGGACCACACCACCTTCCATTTCTATTTGATAAGTTTCTGAAGGATCGTTGACATCGATACCAATTCCTTCCAAAACCAATGAACCGAATTGAGTCTGCTGCGTTACCAAATCATCAATATCCTTTATCATGCCTTCTATCAGCTTGTCCAATTTGTAGATCGAAGCTCCAAGCTCACCCAAAACCTTTGTCTCTAACAGTGTGCCGGTAACGCTATTGATCTTTATCTTATAGACCTGAATAATCTTCACACGCTCAAGATGTGCGTTTCCGAGCCTAAAAGCGAGTTCGTCCCGGCGTTTATGGTAACCTCTCAACGTCTCGAGCTGGTCCGGCAAAACCTTCAACACCTGGTTTGGTTTATCGCTCATATCAAAATCCTAAAATCCCTTCATCCAATAAGCTCACATCTAAAACAAAAAATGCTTGTTGCTTCTTCTCAACATCAAAAACCCGGATATGTTCGGAACCCTTGGAGAATACAATCTGGTCTTTAATGCCTCGAACAACCCAATCTCCAGATATTCCAGTGTTGCTGTCCGTCAACGTGACCTGCTTTTGAATATCCAAGAGCATCATATCTGAGCCTTCATTCTTCAGCCCAAATGAAATAGTCTGTAATGGGTCCTTTCTAAGATCAGCAATGAATTCAGCATAGCTACTCAAAAATGTTTGCTTGTCTGCTAAGTTAGTCTCCAGCCCAAATCCACGGACACCATATTGTACCTGTGACGACGCTACCTGTGAACGTAGAATGAACGGAGCCCGACGAAGTATCGCATTGCCACGTAGTTGAAAATGCGTCAAGAACCCGTTCACATCACCACTATTCGTAACCGATACCAAAGCTGTCGTTGCAAACGGTGTAACAACTACACCGGCTGCTGAAGTCAAGTTTGTTCCAGTCTCGTCTGCGGCAGTAAACAATCTGTAATCCTGGCTGGATACAGGCGTGACGATACTTTGGACAGGGGTAATCTCCCGATTATCGGGATCCAAGAATTCGAGGAAAAAACTTATGGTCTCGGTCGCTGCTATGGCTGGATCGTCTAAAATAAATGCTACAGTATTGACAGATGCCGATACCGCCCGTGGTTGGCCGGTTATCAAAACATCGTTTGCAATGCCTTCTTCAGAAACTTGAAAGTCGAGACTAAAGAAATCCTGGTGACTCGAAACAGGATTGGATAATTGATCTCCCGAGCGGTTGACAGCATTAAAATTTCCTTTGCCGTCGACAAACATTGTGTGTGCGCCCGATCTCATAATACTATCCAGAGCAGTACCAGCGGTAATATTATTAAGCCAAGCGAAAGGAATATCGTCAGTCATATTTGGATCTATAATTTGATCCGCCGCAGCAATATCCGCAGCATCTAAAACTACAGCAAATAAACTGGATGTTTTTGTATCGACCTGGAGACTCGTCTGAATGGTACGCTGAAATAACTTTGCATGGTCACTTGCACTGAATTCTAACACCTTACGGCCTTCTCCAGGGACCACTCTTGCTCTATCTACAAATCCCGAGAAAAGACCTTGGATGGAACCTTCGGCATTTACTTTAACAGTAAATACATCATTTACTTCTATGGGATTTGATCCAGACCCAAGTGGGCTATATTGAGCTTGCGTATTTTCCATTGCCACTGAACATCGTCCAATATTCAACCGCTCAAATATAGTTGCTGATTTCCGATCAATACGAACTTCTCGAAGGTCTTCCTCGTATACAGGCCCCGCCGCAATCTCGGGCCATTTAAAACTTCCAGCGAGTTGCGCCCAAGTATAATTATTAGAAATCTCAGTCCAGTCTGGAGTCATGAATCCGGCACGAGCAATATATTTTATTAAACCGGCCCCGTCCGCGATAATCTCAACACCGGCTTCGGTGGTAAGAACTATTCCATCCTCATCGGTTAAAGGATTATCCTCGTTGCGTTTTATAGCCATGGATGTTCATGTCTCTTATCTCAAAGCCCGGCGTTGGGCGTGCTTCTGTCTTGCTTTCACGGAAAGATCAGCCAACGTTATGGTTCTTTTTGAAACCAAAAGATCGATCAATTCATCAAGCACCCGCAGAAATGCCTCATCTGTAGTGAGGTAAGTCTGCCACTCATGGAGGGCTTCTTTCAGGACCTGCTTGGTTGCTTCCTGATCGGTCATGTCTTGCCTCTGTGGCCTGCCCTGCCGATGAGGGCGTTCTTCAATTCGGCAAGGTTATTGGCGGCCCGTATGGCGTCGTCCAGTTCGTCGTTGGGATCAATCTCCGGAGGCGCATTGCCGTCAAGCAAAACTAAATAAGACTTTCCAGCCGCATTGTTCGGATCACCGACGAAATCGACGGGATCAAGTTTTGGGGGAACCACCGTTGTTCAATCTCAACACCTGTTCCAAACTCTTTCAGTGAATAAAGTGCACCCATCATGTTTTCCCTATGCAGTTGTCACAAATTTAATTCGCACACCAATCAGGTTGGCGTCGGCGTTGAGCGTGTCCTCAGCGGTGGCCGCCCGACGGTCGATCCGGGCAAAAACAATGTCTCCTGCCGCTGGCGTCAGGCCAGGTGTGAAATTTAATGAAGCTATATGGATGTCCTCTGTAGCTAGAAGTGTATCAGTTAGGGCGGTATCGGCACCAAACGCTTGGTCTATGGCATCATCGTTACTGAGAGAGTTGGCGAATATCTGCCATCGCACGTCGCCCGTGCCAGCAAGAGCCGTCCAGATAATATCGAACGTGATGTTCCCGAGGTCCCAGTTGTCCGGGCTGCGAACCTGGAAATACGCGCTCTCACGCGTCGTCTGGTCGAAGTCGCGGGTCTCGTAGTTGATGGCGTTCGTCGCCGTCTCCTGCCTGGTCAGCGGCGGATTGATGCCTCCCGTGGGGACCATCTGTTTGGCATCGATGTAGACCTCCAAGCGGTCGTCAGCGCCGCCGACGCCGCCGAGCGCGTTGATAGCTTGCTTGACCCTTTGCGCCGTCCATACTCTTTCTACCGTCGCGGTCCCGGCTTCCGCCGCCGCTCGTGTAACAACAGTCAATTCAGGAAGGACATCAGTCCCAATTACAAGACCAAGCAGAGTTCTCATCTGGGCCTGTGTAGCCGTTATATAACTAATCACCCTTACCACGTTAGCGGCTGTAGAATAACAAAGTGCCATACCGCCAGTTGCTGTGGTAATGTTAACTCCCCATGGGAGATCAAGAGTCCCTGCACTATGAGTCATCGTTAGCGCACCGTCGAACTGGAGCACGAAGAACCTGTTGGCCGCGACAGTCATTGCTGAGAAGTTTATCGTCCCAGTGACATCGAACATATCCCCGTCTGTGTCGATGACTAATGGAGAGGCAGAAGCGATATCTCCACCCTTGTCCATACCAATAAATTTACCATTTGGATCAAGGTTCCCGCCGAGCTGTGGCGTGGTATCATCAACTATGTTTATGGTAATATCGGTAACTAAATTATCTTTTCTTATTTTTTTAGTTATGGTTACATCTGAATCAAGAATCGGAACAAAGTCATCGTCGGTGACTACTATCAATTCAGTAAGTTCTGATATTTTTATTGGCATCGGATTTACCTAATTCTATTCTATAACGCTGCCAAACTCGTTACCGTTCCGGCTCCGCCTATATAAATCAAAGAACCACTCTGGACATAAAGTACTCCACCAACCAAAGCAGCTAAAGACACCGGCGCAGTAAGAGCATTGGCAAAGGCAATTACATTTTGGCCACTCGCTATGACAGCATTATCACCGACAAGAAAATTGAAGTTGCTCGAAACTTTAAAATTCCCGTCAATCGTTAAATCGCCAGATCCAGGAGTTCCCGTGTATACCATTACACAACTCTTCCTGCTTCTACCCTTAAGGCCCGTTGAATGACCCGCGCACCCTCAGCCGCCGCGATACCATCGAATACGTTGATACCAGAGAATATTATTGTCGCCCCACCAGCGCCACGTGCTGGCGCACCGCCTAATGGTTCTATTGTGACACGCTCCGCGCCACGCTCGCCGACTCCGATTAATTGAGGCCGTTGAGTAATGAAGCTGCCACCATGTTGGAAGAATCCACCAAGCAGACCACCGATAACAGCACCAACGGGACCGCCTAAAAGAAATCCTGATACTGCACCACCGAGACCCCCAATGATACGACCTACCGTTCCACCGATAACGCTTTTAAGTATGGATCCAATAAGAGCCGGTATTCCAGCGACGAGCGCCGGACCAAATTTCCCAAAACTTAAAGCAAGATTTCCAGCAAATTCTCCTGCGGCAGCACCAAATAAAGTTTCCACTCCAAAACCTATGGACGAAGCAGTTGGACTAAAGAAGCCAGCAAGGCCAAGTCCTCCGGTCGTTTGCCCACCAAAAAGCGATCCCCCGGATTGACTTAAAACTTGCTGACCTACCGCTGCACCTGCACCTACATCAGCACCACCAAATAATATGCGGAATACTTCATTCGCCGCAATCTTTGCGAATTCCGCTATGACAGCATTAGCAATCGCCTCAAAAATAGATCTCAGACCTTCACCAAACCCAACCGCGCCACGTAGAATATTAGAAAAGCTGGTTTGCATTGCACTTTGAATAACGCCTGCCATATTAATCGAAGACACTCCAACCCTAGAAATGTTTTCCTCTATTTCCTTTGTTGCTAATTTCCCGCTTTCTTCTAATTGTTTGAAACGCTCTTTTTGACCTTTCAACCATTGTTGCATGAGCATTTCATTATTATTGAACCGTTTTTGGGCAAGAGCAAAATCCCTGTTGAATATTTCAAGTTGGACATCTGCAACCTTTTTACGAAGTTCGAGTTGTCTTCGCGTTCCTTCTGTCTCAAGTTCCAACATTGCTTGCAGAATTTCCGCTCGTTCCTCCAATGTTCTATTACCTATCTCAATCTCAAAGTTAAGAACATCCAAGGCAAGCTGTTGCCGGGCTTCTCTTTCTTCTTTGGTTATTTTTGTGATGGCCCCACCAAGTGCCCTCAGTTTGGGTATTTTCTTTTCAGTATCCTCCACAATGTCATCAGTCGCGCTTTTAATTTCCTCCACGTTTGACGTAATTGCATCACTAAATAAATCGAAAGGTGCCTTGAGGAGTTCAGTTGCCTTGTCTTTCATATCCTCAATATCTGTGAGTATTTCGGTGAACAATCCCTCCATCGCATCTGCTGCGCTGCTTGCTCCCGCTTCGAGTTGGGCTATGGTTTCATCATCCATCAATCCTTGTATACTTTTCTTCACGCCATCAAGCGTATCACCAAGACCCAAGAACTTTCGCGCAATAATTCCATCGACAGCATTGACAATTGCTAATACAGACTCCAAAACTGCCAATTTAATATCAGACCAAACGGCAATGGCAACTCTACGTGTTTCATCCCAATGTCTGATCAACAACACCCCGGCAGATACCAATGCAACAATGGCTGTCACAATAAGTGCGGGCACAAGCATTACCTTTAAGAAAGCAGCAGCAGTAGCAAGTGAAGCCGTCGTCAAGGCAATCATAACGGTCCGGAGAGTCGCTGCCACGGTGGCCAATCCAGCTATACTTATGGCAGTTACCTTTGCAGCAAGGCCAATTCCAATAAGAAGAGGACCCACCGTACCAATTGCTGCAACAACTATAAGAATTGATTTCTGTGCTACTGGAGACAATTCTGTGAACGTTTGAGTAAGAGATTTTATTCCATGCCCAATACTTACAACCGCAGGAAGAATTGCTGGCAATAATGCTGTGCCAAGTGTAATTGCTGCAACTTTTACTTCGTCTAAGACGAGCTTAAATTTAAAAAACGCTTGTCTTGAAGCAACATCGAAAGCTTTATTAAGAGATTGTCCAGTCTCTTCAGCAAGTTTAGAAAATATTTGCCGTGTATTCTCCGCTTCCCCACCTAAAAGATTCAAAACACCAGTTAATGCCCGAATATTTGGAAATACCAATGCCATAGCTTCTGCGTTGCCACCGAAAACATCTTTTAATTTTTGAAGAGTAGCAAGCAGTCCATCCTCTCGCAAAGACTTTCGTACATCCTCAAAGGTAATACCAAGTCCTCTTAATGCATCTCTAGATTGCGACGCTGGTTTTAAAATAGAAGCCATAACAGCTCGTAAGGATGTTACTGCTTCTTCTGCCTTCGTGCCAGAACGACTCATTGCTGCAATTGCTGCTGCAATCTGATCAAAACTTATACCTAATGTACTTGCAATCGGAAGAATTTGACCTAAAACAGGAGACAACGACTCGGCGGATAATTTTCCTTCTCGTACAGCAGCAACTAAGATACCTGTTGCTGTAGCAGCATTAAGATTTGCACTACCATATGCGGTGATAGCAGAAGTAACCGCGTCAGCAACTACAACCGCCTCTCCCAATCCAGCAGTAGCGGCTTTAGCAGATTGCGTCAAAACATCAATTGCTGCCGCGCCGCGAAATCCCGCAGAGGTGACAAAGAATAAAGCTTTAGCCAGTTCTTTTGGACTTTTTGCAGTTTCTCCACTGAGCGCAAGAACCGACCCCCTCATTTTTTCCACTTCTTTGGTAGCCACGCCCACTAAACCTTCAATCTGGCTCAAGGACTTTTCAAAATCGACTGCCATTTTAATTGACGCAACAGCAGCAATACCCATAGGCAATGATATTCCAGTCGTTAAAGCACGACCGGCTCGAAGCGCTGAATCGCCAATACGCTTTAATGACCTGCTAACGCCAGCAAGTCCTGCCTTGACCTCTGCAACACCTTTAAGAGTAGTGACAACAGAAACAGGTATTGCCATATTTACTGCCTTTTAGCTTTCATAGATTTCTTCTGTCAGCCATCGCTCTGCGTTCCTGTTCTATCTTGAACGATAACCATTCTATTTCTCTATCGGTCAGTCTCTCTAAATCCGATTCAGTCCACCCATAAAACATGGCGAAAACATGAAGAATACTCAGGAACTGACGTCGGTAGGGTTTAACTCCTTTTCCCTTTCTTCCATCTTTTTACGGATGAAAAGAAAGATACGACTGATTTTGACAAGCTCTATCTTGTCCAATTCCTCTTCGGTCACGTCAGGATCTACCTTGTGAACAAGGAATAAAACGAGTGCCGCAATAGAATTGGGACCCACAAGTTTTACATTGGATTGCTCGTCAATCATTCCCAGATCTTCGAGTCTACGGAAGTCACCCAGGGTTAACGGGAATGCTTTCTCAATCTCAACTGTCTTATCGTCAAGTTTAAGTAATCCGTCCTCATCGGTGACCGTTTCCATCAGCTTTTCGACTTGGTCTTCAGCGTCTTCCAAAGACCTCTGCAACTCAGGGGAAATCTCTGTCGGAGAAGTTTCTGATAGAGAGTCTTTAGGTGTTTCGTTCATTGTCCTACTTTCCTTCCTAGATAAGAAATCGAATTTAATAATCCGATTTCGTGTTAGTCAGAGAAACCTCAATCGCCTGGTTCGATCCTGTGTGGTAACGACCCGTGCCCGTGAAAGCAACAGTCTGTCGTTCACGACCGGCCATTCCCAACGGGAATCCCGTATAGACGACCCTGGGAATCTCGATAAGCAACGCAAAGGAATTTGACTTAGTCATGTTGACAGTCAAGGGAATTTCCGTCTGGTTGATTAGCCGCTGATAGTCAGTGATGTCCTCGAGTGCGACCGTTCCACTCACTCTAATCAATGGTGGACCTGTTCTCTTGATACGAGCAATGTTTGTTGATGCATTGAGCGCCGGAATACCCTCAAGCTGATTATCAATAGAAATCGTAAGAGCCTCTACAATGTCTACCCCCACACTGTTCAGAGCCACCGAGCAGGTGTCGAACTGGAACATGCCTACTGGCGAACCTGGAAACGATGCTGTAGTACTTGCGAGATTCCGAGTATCCTTAGCGATCACTGATGCCGTACAGCGCAGATCCTGATTCGGCTGTATAGCCATTTGAAATGCCGAGAACAAGGCACCATCAAATTGCTGTGCCGATCCAATATCCCGGAACACTTCCAGCGTGTACGATGGTAGTGGATGCAGACTGTTGATATCGTCTGTTCGAACAGTAAATTCATTCAGGAACAGAAAACCAGATAGCACCACCGAGCCGGAATTGTTTCCTAAAACACCATTGAGAAAGAAACCAAGAGGAATTGGGTGCCCGGCAAAAGCGATATCTCCGGCAATTCTCAGAACGCCAGCCTCGTCGTCAGGCTCGTACATGCCAGCAATAATATTCCTGGTTTCGAACCGGTCCGGGGTCGGAGTAACCCCTTCACTCATGGCCTCGAAATAATCGGTAGCGGCAATCGCAGTACCCCAAGTCGTTTCTTTTGCAATGCCAATGTGGCCGAGTAAGCCCTGTCCAGTCATTTTCTATCTCCTTGCTCCTTTTTATCGATAGTTTGTCGAACTTTCTTATTTGAATCCACGGACTCTGCTTTTCCCTGTCTGCACAATTGTTCTCCCAGATCTTTCGGAGCATTCCACACCACACCAGTGTCCTTGACACCATGACCCGGAATGCGTAGACAGTCCAGCATCCTAATTTTCTTGATCGTCATGTGGTCCTCCTTACGTCGATGCAGTAACGTCAACGATTAAAATAATCTGAGCCCCCGACATAAATTGATTTTTAGTCTCACCGGGACCAGATAAAAATTCACCTCCTGCAAGCCAACTCATGTTGACTGTACCGTTCAATGTTCTTTCTTTCATCAAGGCTATTTCCACATTTCCTACCAAATCATCCCTCTGTTCCATGGGCACCCGCCGATCCCGACCGACTCCGAAATGCCAACACCATATAGAGAACGTAACCAAAAACCGGGTTCGCGTTCCGGCTGATAGTGATTGCAGTTCTTCTGGCGCTTCTCTATCATCTAAAAAAATTCCTACAATATTGCCTCGTTCAAACGTCAATTCCTCTTCGATTAAAACCGATGTTCCAGATAAACTGGCCTCTGCATCAAGTATCGTCTTAATCTGTGTTTCTATGGCGAAATAATCAACTCTGGCCACCTAACCCACTCCGGTTCCAGATTGACGAATCTTCTTTTTAATTACTGCATTGAGTATTCCTTGTGCCAATCGTTCCGCAGTAAATTTGGTGGGCAACAATGCCCGAGACGGAATCCCCGGGTGGTGGACTTCCCTTGCAAAAACAATCCCTTCACCTGATTCAAATCTAAGAACTCCACCAGCTTGTTTAGGTCGAATTGTATATGGTTTAGTTCCTTCATGATGTAGCTCAGCAAACTCGTCTTCCGTTCCCGCCATAACCTTTTGCGAACCCAAAAGACGAACCGTCATGGATTGTGATAAACGAGAACGGTATCGTGACGAGAAATGGCGGCTACTCGATCGAGTAGGACGCGCCACAATCGTGCTCTTCGCCATAGCAGCATGTGGTTTTTCGGTTCCAGCCTGTTTAAGATTTTGGTCCATCCACTTTATATGACGCTGACCAATAGCCATCAACAACTCTTTTACATTGATAAGATTAATGAGACGACGAAGCTTGCGCTGCGCTTCCTTCGTCTTCACTTCAATATGCATTCCTACTGGCATTTTACAAATCTCTATCGTCAAGAAGATCGTCAGTTTTGTCCTTGTCTTTGATTTGATCTGCCCAGGAACCACCTTCATGAAAAGTAGACTGATAGGTCATGTTATTAGTTTGAGCATTGGCAACATTGGTCTTCGTTGCTATGATAGCACCAGCAGAATCAACAAGAAAAATCTTGCCACTTGCAATTTCATTTAGAACGTCCATCGATTCTTTAAATCGGTCCGGCCAAGCAGATTCCTTTAATTGATCTTGGCTGAATACTCGCCTTGACAGTGCTCGATATACAGACAGATCATCAGCAATAGCTTGAAGTAATGGAATAGTTCCAGGGACAGGCACAGTATACCGTCTCGATAGACGTGAATTCATTTCTGCTTCTGCCGGATTGATAAACGCAGATACCAACTGAGCGCTGGTTAGATCAGAAAGCGATCCAATCATCGGTTCCAAGTCATAAACCCGAGTTTCATTTGTGTAATCGGGCACTTACCATGTTCCCTTCAGAAGAGGATCAAATTTTTGTTCGATCATATGAGTGATTTCACTTTTTGCTTCTTCAACATTTGCAAATCGTGCAATCACTGGCTGGCCATTCATAATATCGTCACCTATGCCGTCTCTGCTGGCTGCAACGAGGAACGATACGTCAACTCCTTGTCCCAACACCTGCAGAGCCTGGGTGTAATACTGCAAACTGTCAATATTTGCGTATTTAGTTTTGCCAAGAAAATATTCACGATAAAGTTCCACTGTTTCTTCCGATAATTGGCGCATCTGATCGGTAATTTTTCCACCGTTTCTTTTTGCTTCAAAACCACAAAGCAGCATGTTATCCCGCATAATAAAATGCTTCTGTAGTAAACGATCGGGGTATTTCTCTCGATCCATTTGTAGCAACGGAACATTACGATTAAAGCGAACCTGCCTGGTTGCTTCATCCAGATATCCAACATGTGCAATGTTTACGTCCGGTAGCACCAGTATATCGCCTGGTCCTTCATTAAGGGCAAGTTCGGGATGCTCATGAAGGGCGCCCCAGTGCCGCATAACCTTTCCATAGAGCTTTCCTTTTCTCCTAAATGGTCCTCTACGGAACATGCGCACAGGCATATCAGGACGGAATCCAGCATCAATTGAAAAATGGTGCTGTTTAATTGACAATCCATGCCATATCGAATGACGTGCGTATTTTGACAGATTCGATCCACCCAGCAGTTTCTCATCCGAGTCAATCCACAGAACCCAATCCATAGAACAAGCATCAAGTGCTTCATTCCGTGGAGTTTCAAATCCTGCTTCAAGTGGATCAGATCCTTTTACAAATTGCACCCCATATTCCTTGGCTATCTGCTTGCCCAACTTACTGAGTCCGGTATCCGCAATGATAATTTCGTCAACGAATTGATAAATTGATTCTAAACACCAACCCAAAGTCAATTCTGCTTTGCGTCCGGCGATTATGCTGGCGGATATTGTCTGCCGTGGCTGTTGGAGCCTAAGTTTACGCTGCATATTGATCTTGCCAATAGGCTTATGATCAGCTCTGAAGGTAATAAAGTGGTATCCGATCATTTCACCAGTGATTGCATTTGCAAAAATAGCAGCAGATGACACAGCATAATCCGGTTTCTTACCGAACATATCATTAAGATCATGGGCATCAAATTCCCATAGATGGCCACGGAAATTCTCCCAGTTTGGAGTACCATATTCAGAAGGACCATATGGAGTAGTAATAATAACCGTACCGTTCTTCTTGACCTTCTTCTCAACTGCATCAAACACCGTATATGGATCTGAACAATGCTCCAAAAGTTCGCTTAGAATCACACAATCAAATGGTTCCTTATCTCCCAAATCTGTCAGGTGGTCTCCAACGACAAAATTATAAGAAGCGGATTCTACACCATGTTCCTTTGCAAACTTTTCGGCCCACTTAACCGCACCGTGGTCAATATCCACCCCAGTCCAATCCCGACCGAGCTGATTCCCAAGATAAATAGTAGACCAACCATGGCCACATCCATAATCAAGAATACTCTTGCATTCTTCATGCTTCGCGAGAAAATCTCTAATCACGTGGAAACGGGATTCATCGGTGTCTTGAAACTGAAAAGCACCGGGCGGCGTCTCAGACAATCTTTTATCTGTAGCCTTCCCACCTTTGATATAATGCTTGCGAAGTGATTCAGGTGAATTTGTAAACCTGTATTCTTTATCGATCTTTGCCACTAACCTCTGTCCGGCTTTGGTTTTGTTCTTAACCAACGCTGCTTTTGCAGCAAAGATATCGCTCCTTCTGTAAAAATGATATGCCAACCGCAATTTGTCATCATTGTTTTCTGCAAACAACCGATGCATAAATTCCGTCCAATCTTCTGCAACTCTGTCCCAACCAAGAGTTTGTGCGTGCTTCATACCTGCGGCAGATGCAGCATCATATTTTTTAGGTTTCCTGACATAATCGAGAATCGCCTTGATAAAAGCGGTCTGATATTTACTGCTGCTTGGATCCCCATCAATAAGAGTCGCGGCACCTGTGGGGATCGTCTCGGGCAGGGCTCCCCGTTTGCTGGTGACAATGGGCATTCCTGCAGCCAGAGCTTCCATCGCAGAAATGCAGCTAACCTCGTTAAAATCTTTAAACTTTGGTGATGGAGTTGGGTATGCGTAAATCCCAAAATCACAATATGCTTGATATTGAGCTGGCTTTGCGAGGTTCCCCATGAATTTAATCTTATCTCCAAACTTTTGAGCCTTAACGGAGATATCAGCATAAAAGTCCTTCAGATGATCCACAGGATTATCATACCCAAACAAGGCTAATTCAAATTCAGGATCTTTCTCAAGCAGGGCAGGAAAGATATGATCCAGCAAAATATCCATACCGCGCTCTGGTCTGGCAGCATAGACAAGGCGTTTTCTGAGCTTCTTCTTTAGGTCCACCTTGGGGAACCTGAACAAGTCTATGCCATTACGAGATGCGTAAATGGATTCCTCCGGCAATCCATAGGTATCAACGTATTGCTTTTTCATCCACTCGCTAACTGTGATGAACCTGTCAACATTCCAACACACAGAGCGATAAGCATCTGTTTGACGTCCAAGCGCAAGATCATGACACCAAAGAAGGTGAAGACGGTGCGCAGAACGGGATATGAATGGCTCCGGAGTTCGTTGAATAATCAAAACATCCCCAGGTGCAGCTTGCATATTCATTTGAAAGTTTGCAAGATTTTGGTAAATAACTCCGTCATATTCACCTGGCTTTTCACAATTAGCAAACATGCGCACGTGATGTCCAAGACGTGCTAGTTCTCTGGCCATACTCAAACCGGCTGTTTCGCTATTATGAATTATAATTCCATTTGCAGTGAAATTGTGCACATCTTCTACTTCCACATCATATACATCTTCTCTCTTTAAAAGGGCACAAACAGAAATGACTTTATGATTTGATGAATCTGTTTTTTGTAATGCTTTTTGACGTTGCAATTCAGAATCATAAAGATGTGGAAATTTTTCTCTTTTTTCTTTTTCAGTCAAGCTATCCCAAAATTGTTTAGATCTAGCAGAAGCTGCTTTAGATATTTCTGATTTTTTTTCATCAGAAAGAGAAGACCACCAATTTATTCTAATTTTACTTAGACGTTTTTTCGTTTCTTCAGTATGTTTAGGTGCTTTTAATTTTCCCTCAGCTACCATTCGAGCTCTTGTTAAACCACCTCTTCTACAATTTTCCATATATTCAGGATTTTCAGAGATGGCTTTTTTAAGAGCTTTAGATATTTTTTCTCCATGTTTTCTAAGATCTTCTTTAGACCTTTCTTTAACCCATTTTTTATATTTCTTTTGGGCTTTCTTCATGGAATTTCTTTTAACTTCTATAGAACGTTTATTAGAATTTTCTTTCTGTTTTTCACAAAACTCAGCATATTCTTCTTTTGAAAGGTTATTATACCATTCACGATGCGAAGGATTGGGTCCTTTATGCAATTCCATATGATCTTTCCAATCCATAATCTCCAAATTTGATACAGTATTATCATATGGATGAAAATTCTTATGATGAACAACATCTCCTTTCATTCCACTTCTTGGGTTATATGGAATGCCAAGTTCTTGGATAACAAGACGGTGTTCATATTCAAACGTGCCATTGTTAAGATCAATACGGTAATATTTTGAATTACTTCTCGGTCCAAGAAACCTGTTAAAAGGCATAAGCGACATACCACGACGAAGTTCACAGAGCGGCAAATAAGAACCGTCTCTTAACATCACCTTATGCTCTGGGGTTGCCCGAAGAAAAGCTTCTCGAATTTCTCCAGTTGTTTTATCTTTCCATTCGTAACAAACCTTCCAAATATGCGCATTCCTTTTGGTACGCCAAATCTTCTTTACTTTCCGAAGAACGATTTGTTTTCTCTTCTTGCTATAGCAATAAACATACAAAGACTTGCCTTTTTTATACCGCTTTAGCAAAGTTTTGATAGTGATTCCATCTGGAAATTCCTTAACATCCCTTGGAACGTCAATTAAGGTATCACCAGTAATACAACCACCCAAAGAAGAATGGTCCAAGGTACGGCCGTCAAACGGCATTCCAGGAACCAGCATCGAAATATGATATTTGTCCTTCATTTCCTACCTACCTAATATTGATTTTCTCAATTGTATCCCCTGCTTCGTTGCAGAGGTAAACCGGATGATCAAAAAACACAACGGCCCGAGAACGGTCGTTATGCTCAATCGTCATAAAACCAAACCGATAAGAATTTTTAGGATTTAGAGAGGTTGAGAATTTGTTCCAATCAATGTCCATTAAAACGTCACGGACTTCAACTCCGTTTAGTTTTTCCGTTTCTTTCTCAATCTTTTCTTTTAGTTCGTCACCAGACATTGCAGTCAGAGAACACGAGCAGAGGTCGATACTGCGAATATCAGGCAACAACAAAAACTGCCCGTCTCCTTTTGAAACTTTTACAAGCACTCCTGACCTTCCTTCCTACATCCATAACGCATCTTAACCACGAGCTTTTGCAATTGTGAATGTCCTGAGATTTGCTTGCGAATTATCCACTTCAAGACGAGCGTGCTCAAATGGGTGAAGTGGTGCGTCAACTACAATACTTGCTGAACCTGCAGCAATATCCCAACGCCAAGCAGCTTGACTTCTTGGATCCCAAAGACGTCCAAGATAAGTGCCTGATGCGACGCCAACTTGTAGATAAAGTGTCCCACTCGTCACAACGGGTGCGGCAATACCAACCCCACGAGTATTAACAAGATTGATATTGTCCGATAGCAAGGCACCGCTGTTAATGGTGACATCCTGGGTTGATCTTGCAATGGTTGTCGACATCACTTTAGTAGTGTCTTAGTTGAAACTAAACTGAGCTTTCCGGGCCAACGCTCACCCTGCTGGGTCACGTTACCGGCCCCCAGGCCCACTACAGCCTGAAGAATATTCCTAGCGGCATTCCAATCCCGATCAATCACCAATCCACAAGACAAACATTCATGCGTCCTGATAGCCAGTGATTTTAGAACTAGTTCTCCACATCTAGAACATTTCTGTGAGGTATTTCTTGGATCAATGGTAACGAAATGCTTACCAGCCTTTTCAGCTTTGTAAGCAACCATCGATAAGAACTTTGACCACGATGCGTCAGCAATAGAACGCGAAAACATCAGATCTTTCATCATACCTTTAATATTTAAATCTTCAGCGACGATTAAATCATACTGTCGTACAATACGTGCTGATTGTTGGTGCAGCCACGTAGTTCTAGTATTAACAATTCTAGTATGAAGACGTGTAAGTTGTGCCTTTACCTTTTTACGACGATTTGATCCTTTCTTACAACGAGCAAGCGCACGTTGGCGACGACGCATCTCCTCCTCGGCACGGCGTGCTATTCGTGGATTTGGAATTATAATACCATCACTCTGATAACCAAAAACCTTAAGGCCAAGATCAATGCCAACGGCTGATTTAACAGATTTCTTTTCCGGTATTTTTAATTTGATTTGGAAGCATACTGACCAACCTTTATGGACACGTTTGAAAATGCAGGAGCAAATATCAGCATTTTTAGGCAGAGGACGGTGAAGATGAACTCTTAAACCACCTGGTAAATTTTTCCAACGCAAACGCTTGCCATCAAACCTGATACCGTCAAACTCAGAAAAACCAAAACTTTTCCATTGTCCTTTTCCCTTGAAACGTGGGGAGCCAGCTTTTCCACTACGTGCTTTTAATCTGCGGAAAAAGGAATTAAACGCACTATCGAGTTGATTAATAGTCCAACGTTGAATTCTTAAAGGTGTTTCTTTTGCTTCTGGATCGTCACGACGCCATTCAGTGAGAGATTTACATTGGTCAAACCCATTAATGGTTTTTCCAGTTTTCTGGTAACAACCAATTCTTTCCTCTAATGCTGCATTGTAAAGCAAACGTTGTTGCTCACAAAGTATAATCAACGCCTTGTGTTGTGCCTTATTTGGAAGCAACCGATATTTGTAAGTCAAGATCATCTTAAAAACCTCTAAACAATTCGTTCTACACATTTCAATATTCTGTCAACTGGTAAATGTAAGTTACCGGACAGGTCACGCTCACAAATAACAAATTGATACGTCTGATCGAGCAAATTGCTCGTGAAAAAATGCGCCCGGTTTGTATAATCACTGGGATGAAATTCAATTACATGAGCCCCCTCTGGTGCAAATATATGATTGGTGATTCCTGAGATCGGA